CGATGCTAAGCTAATTAGAAAGTTAATGTATTACACTTACGATTTCGATTTAGCTTGGGAGTTAGCAAAAAAAACGAATTACTATAAACATAAAGATAAAAAACATCAAGATAAATTTAATAGTGAAAGATACAAAGAGCGTACTAGAATGTTTATAAGAGGTTAAAATATATGACTGAAGAACAAAAAAAGAATAAAAAAGGTACAGAGAAAAAAGAAAATAAAAGCAATGATGAATGTATTAAGAATTACAATCTAGCTAAAGATTTCTTTAAAGGTAGGCTTTCAGCTGAAGAGAAAGATAACATTTTTGCACATCTTCTTAAATGTCAAAACTGTTTAAAAAGCTACAAGTTTTATTTAAGAGCCATAAGAAATGAAGATTTTAACCTAACAAAAGAAGCTATAGATTTCTGTAATTCTAATCTCGAAAACGACAAGTTGAAAACTAGAAAAATATTAAAGAAGCTAAAAACTACTGGTCTTTATACACTAGACAATAAATATGAATGCATTGCTAAAGAGTTTAGATTATCTAAATTAAAGGATGTTGAAGCAATTAGCCAGCTCTTCTTAGGCGATGAAACTATAGAATCTATAAAAGACCAAGAGTTACTACTTGAATTTACTAAACATTTATGTTATAATATATGTAAAGAAATAGATTTACTTGAAAGATGTTATCGAAAAGAAATGGGAGTTCTTGTAAAAGATAATATTTCTAAAAAGGAGATACTTACCGATGAGAGACCTTAATCAATACGATGTTATATTTTGCGACATAGATGACACATTAGTACATGGCATTTGGACGGACTTAATGTCAGTTACTTGGAAAATATTCAGAAACAAACTATTAGCAGAAATTTTAATGGAACTTCAAGCAGCCCTGCACATATTTAAGTCTAATCAAAAATTACGTCATATGCTTATGCAATGTGAAAAGCCTATAATATTTCTAACAGCTAGAAAAGAATGTTTAGCTACGCATACGCTACTTAAATTTATGTTAGATAAGGGTGATTTAGATTTTAGTATATGTTCGCTAGCTACAGATACACCAGCAGTTGACAAAATTAATAAAATAGTATTCTTTATGCAAACTTGTATGTATGATAAAGTGTGTTTGTTTGATGATAATGTAGAAGTTCGTAGAGCTGCATCTCAATTGGATATAGATGTATTCGACCCTACTACAATGTTTGAAGAGAAAATTGGATAAACAAAATGACTAAAAAAACACATTACGAATTATTTCCTTCTCAATATGACTTTATGTTTAAGATAGATGATGAAGCGAGAAAAGAATGTGACAAAGAAAATGGTCGTGGCTCTTATATGGACTTTTCACTCTATCAAGGAGGATTTGGTTCAGGTAAGACGTTTTGTGGTTCATTGCGCGGACTTATTTTTGCTTTTACTTGGGCTGGTTGTACTGGTTTGGTAGGTGCTGCATCTCAAGACCTTTTAGACAATACAACAAAATCTAAATATGAATGGCATTTAGAGAATATGGGAATGAAAGAAGGACAACATTATTGGTGGTCTGACAGGAAGACTAAATTAACTTTACAAAACGGTTCTACAATAAGATTCAAAACAGTATCTAACTGGGAGAACTTTCGTTCAACGGAGTTTATGTGGATAGAACTAGAAGAAGCTTCCTTGATTGATGAAAAAACTTTTAAAGAACTTTCAGCTCGTTTACGTGAAGCTGTTAAAGATGATTGGATAAGACCTTATAGAGCAATGTTCTTACATACAAACCCTCAAGGAACTAGAGGGTGGATTTACAAACTGTTTAGAAATCCAAAAACTAAAATAAGAGGATATAGGGCTTTAACCGCACCTACTACAGAAAATACATATTTACCTAAGACGTACGTAGATAATCTCATGGAAATGTATTCAGTCGAGGAGGTAGAAGAGTTAATTATGGGTCTTGATATAAATAGAGATAACACTATTGCCTTCCCAGACTTTTCAATGCAGTACAATGTCTCTAATGATTTGAAATTTGATAAAAATTCTACATTGATTTTAACTTGTGACTTCAACTATAATCCTATGTGTTGGTATTTAGTACAAGAAATTAATGGAGAGTGGCACATCCTACAAGAATTGATAGAGAATAATGTGACAACAAAAGAAATGTGTAAAATTATAACTCCAATTATTGATAGTTATGGAGTAAGAAAATTCACTCTAATGGGAGATTCACACGGTAAAGATAAAAAAACTAATGGTTCAGATTATTCTGTTATGTTAGCTCATTTTTCAGATGCTGGATATGACGTTACATTGAGAGTACAAAAGTCTAATCCATTAATAAAAGAGAGACTTGCAGTACTAAGGGGTCTTATTAAGAATGCTAAAGGAGAGAGACGTCTTAGAGTTTCAAGTTCTTGCAAATGGTTGTTATACAATTTTGATGAATGTAAAAACCAATTATCTAATGGTGGTCTAAAACTACCTACAGATAACGAAATTCAACAGGATGATAATAAACGTTACTTAATTCACCCTATAGATGCTGTTTCATATCCTATGCACTTTTTACACAGCTTTAGGTCTACTTGTGGAGAATCAGAAAATTTATAATAGGTTAAAACTTATATTTATGTATTCTATAATATTATAGAGTAACAATGGTAACATATAGTATAACGGAGGATTATTAAAATATGCCATCTGATGAAACTATATCAACGAAGGAACAATGGTATGATTTAACTCAGTATAAATCAGAAATTGAAACTTTCGTTATTAAGAAACGACAGCAGTTAGATAAACATTCAAATATGCAAAAAGTTTCGGATGCTTTATACCGTATCTGTTATTCAGGCTCTACTGAAGCAGAAAGAGAAAGATTCCCTTTTGCAGCAGAATTATTTAAAGTTTATAAAACAGCTTTAATTGAAAGTTCCTTGAGTGGTTATACTGCACTTGTTGAAGTGAATGGTGAAGATGCACAAAACGTATTAAAAGCTCCTAAAGTTAAAGAAGCTATGACGTTACAATTTAAGGCAATGTCTATGCTTGAAAAAATATCAGGAGAAGTATTAGACGATTGGTGTTTTAAAGGTGAAGCTGCTGGTATTATTAAACTCGTAGATACGAAGGAAGAATACAGAGTTAAAGCAGAAATCACTAATGAAGAAACTGGTCAAAAAGAAATGACCTTCAAACTTAAAGAAGGTGTTGAATACCAAGATATTGGTATTGATTTCATCGACCCATTGGATTTATATATTGATGGTTTAGATTACGAAAAAGACCCTGTTGGATGTACGAAAATCGTTCGCTCATTTATTGACGCTAAGAAATTACTAAGTTCAAACGCATACCCACTACTTACGAGAGATGATAAAGAAGCTATTATTACAGGTGTAGGTAGGAATGGTAATGGAACTAACAACCCTTGGTTCAACTGGGCAGGAAGTTTCTCTAATATAAACAATAGTTATGAAGTATCCGATAAAAATCAAATAGAAGTATTAACTTTTAATGGCGATTATGTTACTTCAGATATGAAAGTTTTAAATAATATTCAAGCTGTACTTGTTGGAAATAGAATAGCAAACCTACGCTATAACACCGTAAGTACAAACAGAATCATTTATGCAGCTTATAAATTAGATAGAACTACACATAGAAGTATTTCACCTTTGGCAGTTACTTTACCTACTAATAAACTTGTAAATAGAGTTACAGATATGTTCATCAAGAATTTAGATGAAGTATCTAACCCTTGGTTATTGTATGCAAAAGGTACAATGAACTCTAATCAAATAGCTGAAGCTCGTAGAAAAAGAGAGTTAGAATATAACCCTTCAGATGAAAAACCTACATTCTGGAGTCCACCTCCAGCAGCTAATAATGGATTAGATTTAGTAAATCTAATTTTACAACAAAATAAAAATGTTCTAGGTTTGAATAATTATATGGCTGGTGATACGTCTGGGGCGGTAAGGACTGCTGAAGAGTCTAGTATCTTATTCCAAAAAGCTAACGCTAGAATGAGAGTAGAAACTGATACATTCTCATACAGATTTATGTTAAAGTTATTCCAATCATTCTACGCATTCAATAGAGAATTAGCTTTAGCTTATAATAACCCATTAAAAGAAATATACTCAGACCCTGACTTAAAGGTAACTATATCTACAAACGCGTCTAAGGCGGATAAAGAAGGAGAATTGCAACGATTATTACAAATGTTGAATTTACCAATTGCACAGATGATATTTGCAAACCTTCAACCAGACCAAGTAGTTTTAGCAGTGAGATATCTAATGTCTAAAGCAGGTCTGACAGATATGGATAACTTGTTACAATTGCAAAAAGAGGATGGAAGTCCTGAAGATGTTATGATAACTCCAGACCCTTCAGTAAAGGAAATGGTAGATATAACTCAAAATAATAATGATAATATTAATATAAATGAAGCAACTGATGTATAATAGGAGATTTATTAATGAGTGAAAATTTTAAACAAGATTTGACAAAAGCTACTGAATTAGAAGTGGATGCTAATGTAGTAGATGAAGCGTCAACTGCTGAAGTTGCAGAACCAGCAGTGGAAGAAAAAGTAGAAGTAAAAGAAGCAGTTGAAGAACCTGTTAAAGAAGAAACAACTGAAGTAGAAGAAGCTCCAGTTGAAGACCTCGAAGAAAGCAAAGAAGAAGAAGAGGTAGCTGAAGAACATCCTGAAGGTTGCGAATGTGAAAAATGTAAAGCCGCTAAAGAAACTTCAGATAAAGAACAAGAAAAACCTGAAGAAAAAACTAAAGAAGAAAAAGCAGTAGAACAATCTGAAGAAGAAGCAGAAGTAGAGAATAAGCAAAAAGAAATAGAAGAGCTTAATGCAAAACTTGCCGAAATGGAGTTTGATAAGAAAGAAGCTGAAAATATTAGACAATATCAAATTGACAGAGCTAATGTTGAAGAGCAAGTTAAACAACAAACCGATTTATTGTCAACTAAATTGAATGAAGCTTTTACTCACTTTGGCATTGACCCTAATAAAACTTTGGATGAACTTAAAGCCGAGGATACTACTAAAGCAGCTATCGCACAGGGGTTGATTGATTCTGCAATGCAAAAACGCGATGAAGCTATTAATAAAGCTCGTCAAGAAATTACAAAAATGGAAGACGAATTAATCTTCAATAGAGTTGAGAAAGAAGTAGAGAAATATCACTTAACTCCTGAACAAATGAAAGCAACTGCTGAAACTTTTATAGCTATAATGAATGAAACAGGTGTTGCGGACTTAGCTGAAGACTTAAGAGCGAAAGTTAAATTAGCAGTAGCTCAAGCTGTAATGGACAACCCTCGTGTAGAAAAGGAAGAAGAAATTACCGAAAAAGAAGATGGAAAAGAATTAGAAACTATTGAAGAAGTTCCTGTTGTAAAGGAAGAAGAAGAACCACTTAAAGTGGAGGAAGTTGTAGAAGAAGAGACTCAAATTAAACCAGATTTATCTGAGTTTAAAGAAGGTGTAGATGGTGGAACAACTCCAACGGCAGCTGTTACTGAAGACAATATTATTGAAACTATTGCAGCACTTCCGTACAGAGAAAGAACTAAATTCATTACTGAAAACTACGACTTATACATGACAGCTATGAGAAAGGCTAGAGCTAAAGGTGAATAATATATGAAATTTAGAAAAATACCGAGAGTTATCCGTAAAGTTTTAAAAGATGAAGTTCAAGAAATAAAAGGCTTAGTTATAACGGAAGATGATACTAAAGAAGCTGAATTAATAACTAGACTTATAGTTGCAGTCTTTAACTCGTATGGTGTACCAGTTCCAGAACAAATGCAAACAGTTTTTAAGACTACATTAAAGTATGGAATAAGAGATATTAAAGATGGATGTAAAACACATGATAAGTTTATTATAAAAAGAATTTTAAACGAATTAAATAAAGAAGAGAAATCCTAGCAAGTGGTTAGGTCGGATATACAACCGCTATGGCAGTAAGCGAAGTAATCGTGGTTATTGGTGGTAGGTCGAAATATCCGTAGTGTAAATAAAAGATAAAATAAAAAGGAGAAATTAAAATGGCTATTCCGAATGTTGGCGCAGATAAATCAATGCACGAAGCTATGGCTGCAAAAATGCAATTAGTTCTTGAGCAACCAAAATCCGATATTACTACTAAATTAGTAAACAACGATTTTGAAGGTGAATTTTTCAAAATTGGTGACGCAGTTGCCATCTGTAAACCAGACCCTGCATCTGTAAACGTTGAACTTGGTGCATTAGATAATGGTACTACTCCAAAAGACCAAAGGCTTGCAGTTACTGACGTAGTATTCGCAGACCAAAGAGTATTACATATTGATAAATACGCTAAATACGCATTCATCATTTCTGATATTACTAAGGCTGAAGGTAAATGGAATTACGAATCTGGTAACCTTGATTTAGCTGCTCAAAAAATCCGTAATGCTCACAACACTGAAGTATGTCAATTATTAGCAACTGATGCTGGTATTATAGCACAACAAACAGCAGATGGCTTAGATGTTGTATTAGGTACTAAAGCAGCTCCTATCCAACTTGCTAATGCTGATGAATTATATGAAAAAATCTTAGTTCAAATGCACACAGCATTGTACGACAGAGGTGCTATTACTGCTGACGGTCAAGTAACTTACGGTTCTAACCCTCAAGAGGGTAAACAAACAGCAGGTGCTATCTTCTTACCTAGAAGAGCTTACAACGCATTCCTAACTTCTAAATACTTTACTGACAGAAGTACTCAAATGGCTGACAATAAAGTAGAAACTGGTAACGTTGCTAAAGTTTTAGGTTTGGAAGTAAACGTAGAACCTTGCTTAGACCAAAAAGCAAAAAGACATATCACAGTTGCAGATATCGCTGATGATGATACTTTGGTAATCATTGCAGGTACTAGAAATGCTGTAACTAGAGCTGGTAAAGTTCTTCCTCCTGATTCATTCCGTTCTACTACTAGATTCGGAACTGAATATCACGGTTTGGAAATCTACGGTCAAGAAATTGCTACTAAAGAAGCTGTAGTAATTGCTTTCGTTAAAATGCCTGCATAGTTGATATGTAGAATATAGTATTCTAACAAAATTCTAATGGGTAGGATAATTGTATACATTATGGTTATTCTACCTTTTTCTTTAAATAAGGAAGGATAAAAATAAATAATGTTAGTAAAAGATATTTATGATAAAGTTGCATTACTTACAGGTTTTCCTGTTTACACTAACGCAACAGATACTCCTGAAACTACAAGGTTTATTGTTGAGATGATAAGTCAAGCTCTTCAAAACGTTATTGGAGATTTATATACAAGTAATAATGTTTTAGAAAGAAATGATACTATTATCACAATCCCTCAAAAAGAACTTTACGGCATTGAAGGTACTATCAAAAAGCTTCAACTTATTAGAGATGATGCTAATAAAACTGTAAAGGTTCTTCCATACAATCAGCAAATAGACCCTGATATGATTAAAAGTGAAGACCCTAATAACTTCAACGAACCTAGTTCATATTGCATAAAAAATGGTTATCTAAGATTATTTCCAACACCAGATAAAGAATACGTCCTGAAAGTATGTGTATCTACTACAGATTTAGTTAATGCTGATGATGATAGTTCAAGAACTACTACAGAATCTATTAATGATTCTATTATGGCTACTGATGCTTTCTGTAACCTTGTTATTATCAGAACCGCTATGTTAATATTCAGCAGACTTCAAAATAATAACGCTGCAATTTATGCGCAGTATTACGAAAGCAATTTACGCGTATTTATTGAATCTGATATTAAGAGTATGGAAGCTTTCAGAGGACAGAATAGAAATGGTGGACATTATAATCTTCAAGATGGTCTAATTAATGATGAAGGAAAAGGATTCTTTAACGGAGGTTTATTCTAGATATGGCTACAGGAAAATTTCAAAAGAAACAAACAAAGGCAATAAAGTCTGATGGACGTTATATCTTTGCTGATTTTTCTGAAGGATTATATCTATTAGACAGCCCACGTTCAATTAATCAACAACTTGCATCGTTGGCTTTAAAAGGTGGTAGGAATGTTTGGGCTGAGTATGGAGCTTTAGTTCCTCAGTACGGATATAATATCGAAACTGCTCTACCAAAAAATGAGTATGTAGTTGGTATTACTGAAGATAGTAAATCTAGTGCTTCAGTATTCATACTGACTATGTTAGGTAATATTTATCATTATTCAGCTTATGATGGACTTAAAAAATACAAGACAAGCTTTGAATATATTAATGAGGATTGTTTATTTACTCGTTTAAATAACAACCTAGTTGTGTATAACGAAGGGGCTTGTAGTATATTTGGAGACTATTATAAAGAAGGTACATATAAAGAAATCACTAATACGGCGCAAGTTTCTAACTTTGGGTCTTATGCAGTGTTTAATATTGATAACGAATACTCAGACTATTTCTGGAGAGGTAAGAAATTTGCAGTACCTAATGTAGGTGGATTTAAGGTTACTTCAATCAAGGAAGCTACAAAAAAAGTTACTAAAGCTATTAAGATGCAAGATTTAGCAATCGCTAATGGATGGACATTAAAAGGCGTAGTAGCTTCAAATGGAGGTTCTGAAAATAAGGTAGTTTTAGATTCTGCATCTAATACTTACGTATCAATTAAACCTGTTAAGCAATCTGGAAGTACTCATACTACAATAACTAAAAAATTACAGTGGAGTTGTTATCGTTACAATATTACTAAAGATGCTACTAAGAAGTTGTTCCAAAATGCTGGTTTACCTACTAGTGGATATTTTTACTGTCAAGAAGATGCAGCAGTTAATAAGAAATTATATTTCGTAGGAAATTCTTCTACGAAGGCTACAAATGCAAGTCAAATTGTTAATAGATTTTTCGATATTACTGTGTTCACTACTAATTATAAATTCTTCCCTTGGATTAATATTATGAGTGGTAGTAATGCTTCTAATGGTGCGTTCGCTCCAACAGATACTGTAGGTAGTGGTGATACCGCATTTACTTTAAATAGAGATACTAGCGGTGATATATATACTACTCAAACGATAACTGTTCAAGACCCTGATTATACTGACTATACTTTAACATTCAGTGTTCCACTAGCAGATGGTTCTACGAACGTAAAAACTAAAGAACACCTAGCAGCAGGACAATATACTTGGATTATAGCTAATAACAAAACTCTAAATAAAATTGTATGCAAAATTGTTGCTAGTGAAAGTACTCTTTATGAATCACTTTTAGAATCTACTGGAATAGAATTAAAGGCTTTTGAAGATAATCCTACTGGAGAGATTTCAAAAGGTTTAGCAGAATTATTGAACGAAAATAACGAAGTTATTAATGAAGAAGTTATTAAAAGTATTAGCGTAACAGCAGTACCTGAAAGTAGTGAAACTGCTATGGATAAACTTACAGAGGTCAAAGTTTCTATTGGTGAAAAATCGATATTTCCTATAGATTTAATATACACTCCTGAAGATAGTAAATTGCCTACAGTCACTATGCACCCTAAGTTATTGGGTGGTGCTGCAAATAGGTTGTGTATTTATGATACTGATGGTACTATATATTATTCTGCTGTAGGTATTGTTGATGATTTTAAGGAAGCTGATGGTGCTGGATATTTTAAAGATTTCTATAATGATACATCTGACTGTTTATGTATTGAAGATTATCTAAACGGTATTCTAGTATCTAAACAGAACGGTTTGTATTACGTAACGATTTCAAGTTCGATAAGTTCTAGTTCTGTAAATGCTACAAACGAAGCTGGTATAAGTATTTCTAAGGTAGCCGAAATAGGTCAGCAGTATTCAGGAGACCACTGTATTGTAGGTAAAGATGTAATGGCTTTTGATAGTAATAGTGGTTCATTAGTAATGGCTTGTACTCAAAACGTATTTGGCAATATTCAATCTGGTGGAATTATGATAAGTTCTGACTATATCAATTCTGCTAATTTGGGTATTACTGAAGAAAAGAGAAAACTTGTGTACAACTCTGAGAATAATTGTTTTATTCTTTATCATGGAGATAATCTCAACAAAGGTTTATTATGGACGGTAAATGGTTCATTATTCCCTAGGGAAGTGGATAATATTATCTTTGATTATGTTAGATTCAACCAAGGTGTATTATCAATAACTAGAGAAGGGGTTATTACACAGGATTTTAAAAGAGGGACTATTATTCCTAATGTATCTTCAATTGCTGAGTTTGAACCTATAGGACTTAAAGATAACAGGTGTATATTATGCTCAATTCTTGAAATATCAGAAATGCATGGTATAGAATTTTCTATTACCACTTCAAATGCAGGGCATAGTTATCAGAAAGTTAAACCTATAATCAATTATGGTGTTAATAAATTGGATTTACCTCCAATGATTTACTCTGACAAAGGTAAGAATATAATCGTAGATTCTTTTGAGCTAGTTAGACAATGGGCAAGTAAGAAAAGTACTGCTACAAGAATATACGCTCCAATGTCAGGTAGAGAAGGAGTGTCTTTAACGATAGAATTTAAACCTAACCAAGCCTTTTGTTTGATTGCACTTAGACTCATAGATTTTAGTCAAGGAGAATAAAGTAGATGCACTATAGAAAATTAACAGAAAGAGATTTACTTATATATCTAAGCGATATAAATTCTTGCTATGATACTAATACTTTAGTCTTCGATTCTCAGAATTATCTTAAGAATTTAGATAAGGAATGGTTTATAAACACTTATCTAGAATCTCCAGATTCATTAATTATCGGTATTTTTGACGATAATGAAGATTATCTGTACGGTCTTATAATATTAGATAATATTAGGTTTGCAGATAAGTCTTGTGCTCAGGTACATATTATAAATGACAAAAGTATTTTTGGTCATAAAGTTAGGGATATATACAAAGATATTATTCAAAGTTGTGGAATTGATACTCTCTATGCAGAAATACCAGCTATTGCAGTTCATGCTATTGCTATGTGCAAGAGAATAGGTTTTAAAAAGACTGGGTATATTCCACAATGTCTACCTTATGTAAATTCTAAAGGTGTTGAACAAATGTATGATGTACAAATATGGAGCTATACAAAGGGGGTGACAAAATAATCTATGAATAAAAGAAATTCTTTCAGGGAGAGTTTAAGAAGAGCTCAGAATGCGATGAATAAAGCAACTACAAGTATTCAAGGAGCTATTAAAAATAATCAGGAAGCTATTAATAGATTAAATCCTAACAACCCTCTAGCTCAATACGCACAAGGAGTTCAAGACGTTGCCAATCTAATTGCACATCCTATACAAACTTCAAAGACTGTAGTTAATCAAGCTAAGAAAGAGATTAAGGAAACTGTCAAAAATCCTGTAGGTACTTATCTTAAAAAGAATCCTGCTTCAGTTGCTTACGATACAGGAAAAGAAATAATAGAACAAGGCATTCCTAGAACTCTAGGACAGATGTCTGCAACTAGTTTAGGTATTGCTAAAGCTCCTATCAAAGCTCCTGTTAAAATGGCAACTCCTGTAGGTGGCTCTTTAGGTGGTGATGCTATAGTTGTCAGTGCTAGACCTCAAGCATTAAACTTTCAAGCTAGTTTATTAGAACGAGCTGGAGTGCCCATAAAACAAGCTAAACAAGATATAGCTCAATCAATAAGTAGAAACAGTGACTTGCCTAACAAGGCTGTAGGTTCTTATAATCAAATTACAGGAGATATTAATATAAGTCCTAATACTAAGATTCAACAATACGGTCGTTCTAGCTATGATGTAGGAACCCACGAAACTGCACATAGAACATTACAACGATTAGAAGCTTTAGAAAATGCAGACTTAATAACTCCTGAAGGAGCAGAATTTTTACATAATTTGAGACAAAGTCAGTCTAATAAATTGACTCCGTTAGCTGAGAACGAAGCTGTTTCAAGAGGGTTTGAACTTGCAAGGAACCCTAATGTAAAATTCAACAAACAAACGTTGAATGATTTAATGATTAATCTTTCGGATATAGAGAATGCAGCAAAGACCATTTCTCCGTACTATAGAGATTTTCTAAAAGGAGGTATGTAAATAAAATGCCAAGATTTAAACGCAAGCCGAAGGCTGAGTACTTGTTCGAATTTAGAAATGGAGGAAAAAACATTGACTAAATTCAAACGTAAAAAAATAACTATAGATGCTGCTGGAAAGAAACACGGATTTAGAAGTGGCTTAGAAAATGACTTTATGGTAGCACTTGAAGAATATGGATTAGAACCTAATTATGAATCTAAAAAATTTGAGTACATTATACCAGAAAGTAAACATATATATACACCAGACTTTCCGTTAAGTCCACACATAGTCATAGAGACTAAAGGTCGATGGGTGGTCGAAGATAGACAAAAAATGCTATTAATAAAAGAACAATATCCAGATATAGATTTTAGAATAGTATTTTATAATGCTAATCAAAAAATTAAAAAAGGAAGTAAGACAACTTATGCAATGTGGTGCGATAAACATGGTTTTAAATGGGCTCATAAAACCATACCTCCTGAATGGATAGAGGAAATTTTTAATGACATAGCGCAATCGGAAAGTTGAAAAATTATGCCTAATATAATATAATATAATAGGAGGATATATTAACATGGCAAAAATAAAAAATAAATATATTAGAGCTGGTGATATAACCTATTTAGAAATCTCAAAAAGAGATACTAACGAAAAAGTCTATTTTATTATAGACTCTGAAGATAAAGATATTGCCTGTAAATATAAGTGGTATGCAATGTATTGCCCAAAAAGAAGAATGTATTATTTAGAATCTTCAAATGGAATAAAATACCATAGGTTAATTACAAATTGCCCAAGTAATCTAGTCGTAGACCACTTAGATAGGAGCACTTATAATAATACTAAAGAGAATCTAAAAGTTTGTACAATTGCCGAGAACAACCAAAATAGATATTATCCAAAACAACAATATAAACCTAAAAAAACAAATACTGGTGTTCAATATATATCAAAAGACGGCAGTTGCTACAGAGTTTCATGTCAAGGTACTCGGAAAGGTTTTAAATCTTTAGAACTAGCGAAGGTATATTTAGAAAAACTCAAGAAAGGATTGGAGTGTTATTATCGCGAAGATGGCTAAAAAAATACAGACTGATTATACAAAAGGCGGTCACGACATTTCGCAGACTGCTACTCCGTTGTATCAGACTAATTTGCAACGTATAGACCAGTATAATGCAGACCCTACACAGACTATAGATATGTATAGAGATAAGTATTATAGCGGTACTACCGACCAAAGTGATTTTTTACGCAACTACAATAGAGCGATGGCTAACAAGACTAACGCTAATTATTCTGCTACTGGTGGTGGCTATTCATCTACAGGTCAAAAAGCTTATGAAGACGCTCAAAGATACTGGAATGATGCTACTGCAAGGTTAGAAGACCAAGGTGTTCAGTCTGCTGCTAGTATGGCTCAGAATTATTACAACAACTTACTAAATGCTAATGCAGGATATAATCAAGCTTATAATCTAGGTAAAGAATATTCCGACATTGAACAGTATAATAACTTAGCTAGACAAAATAATAGATTTGGTAATCAGTTGTTAGGTGTTGGTGGCAATCTTGCTAAAGGTGTAGGTTCAGTATTAACAATGATTCCTGCTACTGCTCCTATAGGAATAGGTTTAAGTACTGCTGGTGGCATTATGTCAGGGCAGACTATAGACCCTAATTCAGCATTAGGTGTAGGTAGTGCAACAGGTGCAGGTTCTGGAGCAACTTCAGGAATGTTCGGAACTGGATTAGATAGAGATGCTTTTAATATAGGTGTCGATTATCTTAATAAAGTAATGGCAACTAATCCTGAAGGAGTTATTGGTAAAGCTTATAAACGAGGTGCTAAATAGATGGCTAAGGTTAACACAAGAGTGATTAAAGATAAAATTATTCAGATAGCTAGAAAGTACGGTGTTGACCCTAAATTAGCATTAGCGGTAGCTAAACAAGAATCTGGATATAACCCTCGTGCAAAATCTCATGTAGGTGCTATGGGAGTTTTCCAATTAATGCCAGCTACTGCTAAAGGTTTAGGTGTTAATAATGCTTTCGATATTGAACAAAATATTGATGGTGGAATTAGATATTTAAAACAAATGCTTACAGCTAATAAAGGTAATGTTGCACTTGCACTAGCTTCTTATAACGCTGGACTCGGTAATGTTCAAAAATATAAAGGTATTCCGCCATTTAAAGAAACTAGACATTATGTTAAGACTATTTTAAATGATATGGATACTATATCAATGCCACAGTCTGGAGTAACTGGAGCTGCATCTAATATAACTAATACTAATAAAGGAGGACAGAAGATGGCTAACACACAGCAAGTTTCTCTTAATCCTAAAGATTATTTAATTAATGCTAGAAATCTTCAATTAAATAAAGACCTAGTAAATAAGGCTACAGCAGGAACTGATGAAGCGGCTACTGATTGGAGATTAGTTTCACGAGGTCTGATGGATATTGAAAACTTCAAGCAGCTACATCCTGAATGGGCTGAATATGCTGATACTCACGCTCCGCAGAACTTATTAACTCTAAGAGAACAGAAATTTATGCAAGCACCTGATGTTCAACGAGCTAATGTAGACGACCTGCTTAAACTACAAGAAGGTCAAGCTAGAACAATGAGCGATATGTTAAGAGAGAATCAAGCTCAAAGATTAGCGATTACTGAAGACCAATATAATAATTATTTGAGGGCTATTCAAAATAATCCTAGGTTAAGACAACTCGATACTGGGTATCAAGTAGACCCTGAGTTAGCTAGACGTTCTGCTATAGCTCAAGGTAGATTAGGTGATAATCATTACTTAGCAGGACAAAGAGCTCAATGGGAAGCTAACCAATCTAATGTTTTAGGTATGCCTTATCAAGATTATATGGCTGCTCAGGATGCTATCTACACTAATCAATTAAAAGCCTTAGAAAATAAAGCTACACAAGTAAATGCTTTACTTCAACAAGGTATGATTACAGATAGACAAGCAGCTCAAGAATTAGGTAAGGTTTATGGAGCTTATCAAGCATTAGAACAAGAACGTATCAAAGGTGAGTACGATTTTACAAAAGCTGTTAATACTGAAATGATTAAAGGGGATACCGAGCGTTCTAAAGCTATTCTTTCAGGTATGACTGATATTAATACTAATGCAGCTACTAATGCAGCTAATCTAGCAGGTAAGGAAGCTGACTTGCAATTAGAAGCTAATAAAGCTAACTTAGGTGCTGCTACTGGTTTGTATGGTAGTAACCTAGATTACAATGCAGCTCTTAGCGGACAGGCAGTTACTAGGGAAGGTAATTTGTTAGGTGCTCAAACAGCAGCTAATAAACTACAACAAGATATGAACCAGTTTAATATGAATCAAGGACTCCGTGATGCTCAAGCTAGCTATTACGAAAATATGGGTAAAGCTTACGGAGCGTTCGCAGGTACACCCCCTACTCCTGATGCCTATGTAACGCCACCTAGTCAAAAAGGTAGAATAATGACAATGAGAGATTTGTTATTCGGAATGAGAAACGGTAATCAATAACGATAAGGAGATAAGACGTAAATGTCAAGTAATAATATTAATAAACCTGATTTATTACAAGGTAGAATTGAACAAATTCAAAATCTACCTCCTTTAAATACTGATACTCTTCCTGCATTGCCAGCAGGAAACGTTCCTGTAATAGTACCTGAAATTCCTGCAGTTTCTAATGAGCTTATAAATACAGATACAATCCAACAAGTACCGACTGCTGCTACAGAGTGGCAGTCAGGTGCTCCTGTTCCTGTACAAGTAGAACCATCAACACCTACTCCAATGGTAGTTGATAATAGTAAAGTTGTATTCCCTCAACAACAGCAAACTATCCAACAATTAGCTCAGACCCTACAATCAAATCCTGAAGCTTATGAAAGATATCAAACAAATAGAGCTTTAGCTCAGCAAGGTTTTGGTAGTGAAATGGCTAGTAGATATAACATCAATGATATTTTAAAAGATGGTGGTCTACTTCCTAAGTTAGGCGAAAATGCTTTAGATAGTTTGAATACTCTAGGTACTGGTATTGCTGCAGCTGGTGCTATAATTCCTAAAGCTACACAGTACGCGTTAAACCTACCTATGAGTACAGATGATTATAACTTTATGAATGAAATCTTCCAGCAAACAGGAGATTTTCTAAGATATGCTACACCTGAGCAAAAAGCTAGTACTGCCGCTGAGTTACTTTTAACTGGCAATCTACTACCAGCTCAGGATATTGAAGAGATAAGAAGAACTGGTAATTATGGAGCTATAGTTCCAACAATGATTAATAACTGGTTCAGAGACCCTGTTCAAGGTAGTATAGATTTATTAACTGGTGCTTTAACAGCTGTTGGTGGTTTAGGCGCAGGTTTAAAACTTGGTGGCAGACTTATAGGTAAGGCTGGTAAAATAACTAATATGGCTAATAAAGCTGCTAAAGTTACTAAACCTAGTCAAGCTGTTAAGAATATATATGATGTTGCTAATGCTACTGCTGCTCAGAATCTTATTAAAACTAGAGATGCTGGTAAGGCTTTGCAACAATTCAATATTAAAGATTTAACTAAAGCTGTAGAATCTTGTAATATAGGAACTAAAGTTAGTGGAAATGTGCTCCGCGCAAAAGAAGCTTTAAGAACTTTTCAATCAGAATGGAAAAAGGTTGTTAATGACTTCGCACCTTATTCTATTGATTTAGCTGATAGTGAATTTGCAGCTATTCAGTATACTGCAAGGAAGCTTAATTCTACATTCGATAAAGTTAGAAAAGAAGTAAACCTTTTGACAGATATGACTCCTGAAGAACTTGCTAAAAATAAAGTAGTTGAGCTTTATACACAAGGGTTAGATTTGTATAAAAAAGGTGAAATATTTCCATTAACTCAAGCAGATGCAAGAGGTGCAAGTAAAATACTTGATGCACTAGCTAACAATTCAGAAACTGTTAAATATGCTGGTAAAGCAACTACTCGTATTGCAGGTAATGCTCCTTATGAAGAAGTTGCAAAAGCATTAAAAAATAACGGTGAATGGTTAGATAAAAAAGCTGGAGAGATAGTTAAATCTATTGCGAAAGAATCCATAAAAGCTAACGGAGAAGATTTAGAAAAAGGACTTATTAAAGGTGAACTTAGATATGCTAATCCTGAAGAGTTTGAAGGGGTAAAAGATTTGGAAGAACTTTCACTTAGCAAAACTAAAGATGCAGTCAATAGCTTACCTGTTGATGAAAAATTAGTAAAAGCTCTTTCTAAATATGATACCTTTTTTAAAGACAGTAATCCTTATGCTAGAGGTACACTTCTCGCAGAAGGTTACACCATAGGTAAAGGTGTTAAGTTAGGTTCAGGTAAATATCTTGCAGGTAACGCTATAACTGGTACAGCCAATATGTTATTAAATAGTGGAGCTGAATTACCTTTGGATATTGCACAAGCTTTAGCAAGTAAAGGTGAACTTAGTAGAAATTTAGGTACTTTCAGAGAAATGAGATTGCCTGATACAAAAGCTTACACCCCTTACGGAAGAGTATTTGCAGCCACTAACAAACCTATTTCTAGCGTGCTTAATGCGCTTGATACGCATATGCAAAACTTCTTTGGTGAAGTTGCAGTGCATAATAATCTTAGAAGTAAAGGTGTACCTTTTAAAGAAAGAACTAACAAAGTTTTAGAACTAACCCAAAAGGATGAACAAACTCTTGCTAATATTATTAATGATGTTAGAAGAGTAGCCTTGATTCAATCTGGCGATTCTTGGATAGCTCCTAGATACAGAGGTTTAACTGCATTAACTACAGGTGATTTCTGGAGATGGCATGAAGAAGCTTTAAGGTCTGCTGGTCATATGATGAAGAAAAGACCTTACTTATCAGGCTTAGTTATCAATAGGTTAATGGGTAATGTAGGCTTCGATAGAGAAATGCAGCATAGGTTTGGTATTCAAGCTGACATGGATAAACCTAACATTCACCTAAAAATGGATTATAGAGATGGACAATTTAAAGAAGTTTCATCTGAAGTAGTTCCTATTATGAACAGTGTCAAATTCTCATCTGGAGTTATTCAAGCAATAACTAAAGGTAAAGGTGAACCATTAGTAGAAGCTTTAGGTCAAGCATCACCTTGGACAACTACTATTCTAAATGCTGGTATGGGTATTGATAGATACGGTAATCCTATTAAGCGTGAAGGTGCTACTATCGATTATAAAACTAAAAAGAGATATATAAACGGTCAAGAAGTTGGAGGTTTAAAACCTGATGAAGTTATTACAGCAATCGCCAATACTTTCTCAGTATATCCTAGCTTATATAACAGAACTCTAGCTCCGACGGCTGGTATGTTCACTGGAAGGAACTTCTATCAACCTTACGGTAATTCTATCTTTGGTAGTTTTACACCTGATAATCCGTTGGTTGGAGGTGAAAGTAATCTGTTCTTCTCAGGTAACCCTACAAGACCTACTACACCTCTCAACTCGCTAGACTCTTTTGCAGGTTTGTACGAAAGTAGATATTATGATGAAAACAGACCAAACCATCCAGCAATGTTAAGAAGTTTGATTAAATCAGATATGAGAAATAGGAATAAATTAATGCAAGAATATCAAAGGTACTTAAATGAATCAGGGGAAGGTGGTGAATTATAAAATGCCTAATAATGATACAAACAATGATAACGCATATATCGTAGAGGAGTTAGTACTACCTAGACCTGACTGGTATGATACTAAAGGTAGAATTTACAAAGATGCTTTAATTGAAAACTTCAATGCTATAGAAGATAAATTATTAGAGTTGACGAGATTGGACGCTTTTAGCGTTCAACCTCCAGACTTATCATCTGTAGAATATCCTGACGTTACAGACTTAGCTATGGCAGATGATAGAAGTATATTAAATCTTAAAAGTTTTTTGGAATTGACAGGCTTAATGGGTTATCCATTAGAATGTGAATTTTCAGGAACTGTAGCAAAGAAGATATCTTTCTACGCATCTGATTATACTTATACCACGATTAAAAACTTCGAGACTAATGCCAACGCAACTAATTGCTACGTTTACCTAGATTGCGTAAATAAAGCAGTGACTGTAAGTAATAGCACAACGACCCCAGCAAACGCTTGTCTAATCGGAGTTTATGAGTCAGGTATAGTAAAATGCGTAAATGATAAAGATAGTATCAGTATTAATCCTTTGTATTATTTGGCAAGGATGAGTAAAGAAACCCATTTTGTAAGAACTGATAGAGGAACGAGAGATAAATACTCCTGCTATGATGGATTTGGTTCTAATGGTCGATTATGGGGAGCTGCTGATACTAATAAAAAAACTAAATCTGACCCTAATAATATTAACTTTTTAGATGTTGGTAGATATTCAGAATAAGCAAGGAGATTAATAACTAATGAGTTTTGACTTTTTTAATACATCATATTTAGCATTCGGTCAGAAATTATATTCTGCATTTGCTACTTTAGATGATTTAGCTGCTGGAGCTAAACTGAATATTGCACAGGTTTTAGATTATCAGTCAATCTTTGAGGATTATATAAATAAGAATTATCAAGTTCCTATTCCTCAATCACCGACAGCACCTTGTAGGACAGATTTGTTCTTCGATATTATAAATGATAAACCTATATATATAAACAAAATCAATGTTAGTAGTAACAAAATTACTTTAGATTTAACTCTAGTTAATAGGACTAATAACAGAGTTACTAGATTGAAAGGTGAAACTACATTAAAAGAAGGATATTGTTACTACGAAGCTGAAGCTATATCTAACACTAACCCTGATAGAGAACTTAAGTTCGCAAGTAATGAGTCTGAGGTTGTAGGTACACAGCTATTCAAGTTCAGAATAGATAAGAATAATATTTTGAATCTTGTTGGCAGTGTATCTGAAATGTATATAAAACCTAACGATTTAACGGCTTATTCTAGTATGAGTTGGGGTGATAAAGTAGCTGGAGCTAATCAAGATTATACAGCTCAAGATTACGAATGCCTGTGTATAAAAGGACATTACAGGGATATTCAAATAAAACTTAACGGCACTATATTAATGCAAGGACAAGGAAATTATGTTCTAAGACATTGTATTATGTATGTTAAAAAGGGCGATGTTATTTCAGGTAAATACGAATATATAAATAGAATTAACTATAACTTATAGGAAGGAGGTGAAAAAGTTTAAATGGTTAAAAAATACTTTAAAGGTCAAGTAAAGATTGCAGATGTTAAAGAAGCTTTTGATGATATTGTCAAAGTAACGAATACTGTAGCTACTGTATACAATGCTTCTAAAGCTATTGAAGATATTGATTATACTAAAGGTGGAACTACACTAGCTCCTTCAGGGTATACTCTGACTGTTGGAGGTTTTAAACAAGCGTTATCTTTAGCGGATAGATGTGTAGTTGGAGCTAAACCTATATTGATAGGTAATAATCAAGCTAAGCTAACTGCTGGTGTACTTATCACTAAAACTGGAGTACACAGATTGCCTGATAGTATAGTTACTAAACCTGAAGGTGGAAGTAGTAAACGTACATTATATTATGATGTAGATAATAAGGCTTACACTTGGACTCCTAAGGGAGAAACTGAAACTGTAGTAGTACGTAAAAATTTTGAAACTCCGCTATTAAACAAAAATGCAGATAATGAATATTTGAACGATACACATAATAGCTGGGGTAAATTAGATGCTACTATGTTAAAAGGTTTAAGAGGTAAAATCCTCACCCCTTCTAGTTATGGTAGAACAGACTCTAGTCCAAGCGGAATAAGTTGGCTAACAATAGTTTTTAATAATACTAATGCCCCTACAGGTGATGTCTGGGAAAATACCACAGAGAGTATCAAAGCAAACGGTTCAATCAAATTACCTATTGAAAGTTATCCTTGCATATATACTGACCCTTTAAGAGAAGGAGATAAAGTAAGGCTTAATTGTACTGAAGATGGAGTTAATACCTTGTTAGGTACTGTTGGATATGGTATTATTACCTTCGGACATATCGACAAGGATAGTAAAACATTTACTCCTAAATTTGCGATAGAAGCTCACGCTACTGATTATCAAGAAGCTCTAAGTATAGGTTTATATGCTCCTGATTTTAATGATATACGAACAAGAATCAATTCTGTAACAGGTCACGCAAACTATAGTATTGATGGATTAGATTATCAGGAAATTGAAGTTTATATGAATAGAGTAAGTTATACTAGTAATAGGCTTTCATTCATGAGTATAACTTCTTTGACTTATGCTTTTGGCAAAAAAACTACAACTGAAGAACCTTGTATCGATATTAGAATAACTCTCAATGATGGTACTTATCAGGATTTACAGATAGATTTACCTCAGGATATTAGCAAATATGATATCAATTGCGTAATGAATTCTTTAAGAGGTTGGAATTTAAATGATAAAACTGCCAACCAAATTCTTTACCCAAGTCCGACCACTGGGATTACTATTGACCCTGCTTTTAATAATTATCTAGGTTATTGGTTTACTTCAGATGTAATAACAGTTAATAATAAGGGAATAGGAGCTGGACAAGCTGGTTGGGAAGAAACTCAAATTATTTCAACAGATGGTTATAAAGTTTGTGACATAGATTTCAAATCTAGCAGTAAAATTGCCAGTGTGCTCAATAACTGTCAGAACGAAGCTATCAATGGAACATTTAAAATAACTTCTCAATCAAGATGGGTTAAACCAGTAGCTGAGAATACTCCTACGGATAACGTAGTTGATACTACTAATAATCCTTTATTTGTAGCTGCTATAGAACAAATAGGCTTAGAAGGTAATCCAACTACTACAACTAAACTGTTAGGTCATGAAGTATCTTATACAAAACCTTTACACCATAGAGATTTAGATACTTGGACACCGATAAACTTTCTTTTCGTTCCTAGAGGGGTTAGTAATCCTTATTCTGTAACTCCTGCTAATAGAGATTTTACACACAAGTTTGGAGTTATTATCAATAAAAATATTAAGGAGTAGGTTAATCTACTCCTTGATATCTACTATAATATTATATAAATACTTATTATAAAACAAATAAGGAGATACTGACGTATGTATATTGATTGCGTGGTAATTAAAGGAGAACCTTATAAAAGCTTTTCCTGTTCTATTCAAGTAACTGAAAACAATGGTGCTACATTTACTAACTTTGACTTAAACAATTATTCAGTTTTATTTCAGATTTTAGGCGCACCTACAGCAGATGCTAAAGTTCTTGTAGAACATTTGATTACTCAAAATACAGATTTAACAGTTGATGGACAGATAAACAACCCTGATAATGGAGAGTTTACCTTTACAATAACGAAAGAAGATACTGATTTGATAGGTCTAGGTAATCATCCTATAAGATTAGTATTATTAAATGCTGAAGATTTACAACCTGAGTTTACACTTACTGAGGGTGGACAAAAGGGTGAATTTTCAAAAGTACAAGTAGTACAAGTATAATTATATATAAGGAGATTAAAAATCAAATGGTAGATTTCAACTATTTTTTAAACAGACAAGGAATCCAAGGTAGGAAGGGTGATAAAGGTGACGCTGGTTTCACTCCTGCTATATCTGTGTCTGAGCAAACTTTAAACTCCTATAAACTCAAGATTACTAATGAATACAATGAGTTTGAAACACCTAATTTAATAGGTAATTTAGGGGTGACCGACAATGGTGGAACTTATTTACGATATGACCCTAGTGCAGGTACAGTAAGTGCTGGAGAAATTGATGGCGCTACTACTGAAACTGTAGGTGGTGTTAGAAAGTCTACCGATGCCGATTTAACTAATTTATCAGCAGATACTGTTGTAACTCCTGCAAATGTTGCAGATATGTTACCTCTAATGCTAGAAGCTGGTAGTGATAACGTTACTATTACACAAGATGAAGCTACATCTAAAACTAAGATATCAGTCGAAGGTGGAAGTGGTTCTGGTGATGTGACAGCAGCTGGAGATAATAGATTCACTGGCGATAATACATTTATAGGAAAAGTTAATATTGCTGGTGGAGCATTAACAGTTGATGGACTTGCAAACCTTAATCAAACTACTGCACAATACCTTAATGCTGTTAATATAACAAGTTCTGGAGAGATAAATGCAGTATCAATTAAAGCGACTGGCTTACGCTCAGATGATATTCAGACTACTGAAAACAAAAAATATCTTACTGAGGTAGATGTAGATAATCAAACTATCCAAGTTGTCGAAGGTAAACTTCATTGCAATTTAGACGAACTAGGTAATGAAGTTAATGATTTAACTGGTAGAGTTACAGCTAACGAAGCTGATATATCAGCAATGAAGACTGGTAAACAAAATAAATTAACAGCTGGTGCTAATGTCACTCTAACAGACTTAACCGATGGAACAGTTCGCATTGACGCGACTGGCGGAGGTGGTACAGGTGATATACCTATTGCTACAACTACAACCGCTGGTAAGGTTAAACCAGATGGGACTACAATCACTATTACTAACGATGGTACTATTAGTGCTGTTGGCAGCTCTGCTCCAGAGAATATGGTAACTACGGATACTGCGCAGACTATTACTGGAATAAAAACTTTTCAAAAGTTATATATAAAAGAATTGAATACTGCGGGATCTATAGAAATGTATGCCAATCATGGTTTAATAGCTAGAAATAATGTAGAAGATAGCACAAGTTTTCAAAATACTAGCTATTTAGAAACCAGACATGGGATATATACTAATACAGCATCCATGAGATTTGGTGAATATGATACTTCTTCAAGTGCACAAAAAATAAGCTCGTACACTAATGGTTCTGGGTCGTATGGTAATTTAATTTTAGAAGCTAATTCAAATACTAGTGATAAATCTAGCTTGAAACTCACTAAGAATTCATTGACATTTACTGCCAGTGATGGTACGGTAACTAATTTATTGACTGGTGGCGGTGGCGGAGTTACTATAGATGATAATACAACAACAACAACCTCTGTATGGAGTTCTTCTAAGACTAATGCGGAGATTACTACAGTAGCTAATGAAGTAGTTCAAACACAGGGCAATGTAGCTAGTTTAGATGGTGATGTATCTACACTTAAAACTGACGTTTCAGGATTAAAGATTACTAAGCAAGATACACTAACAGCAAGCGATACTGTTACTGTAGATATGGTTCGTCTAGGGAGTGAAGAAGCTTTAGTTACTCATTCCGAACGTACAAGTACCATTGAATTTGATTCAGGAGCTTGCACTACTGTAACTCGGCACAATTTAGATTTGCGTAGTTATGGCGGCAATATTGTTTTACAACCAAGTGATATAACTGTTCAAGACCCTATGACTTTGGAATCTTCAACTATAAAAGGTAAAGTTGTAGATGATGCTGGTAAAGCTTATTTAAAACAAGACACTGTTACGGCTGGAGATAATATAACAATTACCAACACGGCTACAGGAGTACAAATATCTGGAGCGACTAATGAGTATATAGCTCATATGGCTATGCCTAGTGATAAATCTATTGATTTAACTTTAGGTGCATCTGGTACTATTTATACCGCTCCTGCGGATGGGTGGTTTACAGCAGCAGTGTCTGGAATAACTCTTTTAGAATGCGCAGGAAATGCCCCAAATACTAGCTCACCTTTCTATGGTTGCAATACATCTACAACTACCCCTGACGAAAACCTTTATCTACGCCTTAGTTTGCCAGTATCTAAAGGTCAAACAATATTTATTAACTATACAGGTACGGCTATTACTAAACTTTTAAAATTTGTCTATGCTAAAGGGGCTGAACCCACAGTATAATAAAATCTAAACCTGTTCCACTCCTGTGACATGTCTATAGAGTTATATAGTAGACAAAATTTCTCTACTTTTCTTACTGGAAAAGAGAAACCTGTAACAGTAGCAGAGTCTGGAGCCATTATAAACAAGTTAGAAGAGTCCATTCTCAAAAGTTGACCTTTAAAAGCACAGAGGACAACCCACCCATCTGCAGATTTCGCTAGTAAAGGTTAAAAAGAAAATCTAAATAAACTATAATATAATAGAGCAAGCTCTTAAATTCGAGCAAAGCTCAAAATAGTAAAGGAGAATTTACAAAATATGTATATTACTAAACAAATCGCAGGCATAATGCCGAGAATTGTTGATAATAAGGAGAATAAATAATGTATATAGCTCGTCAAAATGATTTAATAGTATTAACAGGAGATAGTGTAGAAGCTTTAGAAAAAGCTACTTTACTAATGCCTAATATTACTATAAAAAATACCGACATTGAATATGTAAATGTCGGTGGAGAATACGTTACACCTGAAGTAGCTATTGAGAAAGAAAAAGAAAGAGTAGCAATGCTTAAAATGACTCCGAGAGATTTTCTTTTAGCTATTACTAATATGGGTGTAGAATGGACTGCCATTAAGGCTTTAATGGACAGCAATCCACAAGTAGCAATTGAATTGCAATTCTGTAATAATGTTTACAGGGGTAATCCATTATTAGACCAGTTATGTGGTCAATTTAATATAACTAGTGAACAACTAGATGAATTATTTAAGACTAGAGGTACTTAATAGTATGGTAGATTACGAATCTTTAGAGATTATAGGAATGATGATAGTAGGAACTATCGGAACTATATTATTTATATTACTAATATAAGGAGATATGTAAAATGGCTTACACACCTAAAAAGAAAACAATGACAGGAGCTGAGAAACCACAGCAAGAATTTGCTAGAGGAGTTTCAGTAAAGGTACAAGAAACTAAGTTTGGTGATATTATCAAAGTTGGTTTAAATGTAGAAGAAATTATGGAAAACCCTATCAACGATGAAGGTTTTATCAATATTGAAATTAAGAAATCTAAAGCTGGTAAAATGTTTGTAACTGTGCAAAAACCTTTAGACAAGTAATTTTAATACAGAATGAAGGTCTTTGGGAGCTTTCTATCCTGTAATTCGTAAAGTAAAGCTCACTTATTTTTTAAATAGATTAATGGAGGTGACTCGAAAAATGATTAGCATCACAACACTTTTAACTATCGTAAACACTTTATTACTAACCATCTTTGGGGTCATTTACTTAAAGAAGAACTATGTAGTAATGACTACAGAGGAGTATCAAACTATAGCTCAATTCGTAGAAGAACATTCTGACGAAGATTTAGCTAGTCAAGAGAAGGCTGGTGGAACTGGAATTGAAGTTGGGTTTGGTGCTGACTATTTAGAGGAAGAAGAAGAAGAGGAATAATCGATTCTAAAGGGTCTAGAATGCGTTTTAAGACGTGTTTATATATACCCCTTATAGATTTATCCTAGATTTTACTAACCCTTCTTAAAAACGATTTATTACGGAGATATTGACATAAATGATTTTATATGCTTTAAAGGATAAAAACACTGAATGGTATGTAACTAGAAATGGGCAGTTTGATGAACTGTGCGCAGATACTCGTTTATTTAAAAGAGAGGTAGATGCTGAGAGATGTTTAAGATTTAGTATAGATGGTTTTACTTTACTATCTCCTATGATACGTTCATTAGTCAGAAGTCTATTAGAGAAGAAGTATCAAAAGCCTTATCAATTTATAGATGTATCTCATAAAGAATATTTTGACACTAGAAACGAAATTGATTTAGAAATAGTTAAGGTACAATTGAATGAAAAGAAAAAGACAACTAAGCGCGCAAGCTAAAAAAGCCATGCAACGCAAAAGAGAAATCGATTGTATTAGGCAGGAAACGATTAACGTATGGAAAAGTATAGGAACTATAATATTCACTACTTTTGAAGAATTAGCCATGATGTTAGACCTACCTAATACTGATTATATAAAAGAGGGTTTTGATACTATAAAGAATGAACCTTCTTTTTTTGTTGGATGTAAAGGACGAGATATCTATATAGATTACATTCCTTTTTAGGGTGTACACGTTTTTTGTTAGATGTATATATAATATACAGGAGAGTTGAATGGAATATAGAATAAATAGAAGTAGAGAAGGAAAGTACTGGTCAGCTTGTCCGTACTGGATAGGAGATACATTCCAATTAGACTTCATAGAGCAGCACGTTTACAATCTGATTCTAAAGCAAGGCGCACTTGTTTGGACGTTGGATTATCTTGCTGTCTTATTTAGTGTCAGTCTGAGCACTATGAGACGATTGTTGGATGATATGGTGAATAGAGAGATAATAACAAAGATTACATTTAAGAATGGTTCTAAGAGAAAATGTATCTTGATAGCGAATTATACAGAGGATGGTAAAAGGACTAAAGAAGAAATTGAGCGAATTGCTAAAGAAGGTTTCTCTCACTTAACAGCGTATCAGAAGAAGCGTAAGTTAAAAGTTTCTGAGTATGTTAATAATACATTACTGAATGAAGAGTATAATGACTTGTAATAGTCAATTAACATTTCTCTTGACTGTCAAATTGACATACAAGAGATATTACTTTGACTGTCAAAATGACACATAATATAATATATATTATATATTAATTATATGGAACATTAACTCACATTTGTAACTAACTTATACAATTTACTTATACAAAGGTTCGTCTCATAAGCTAATGCTTATTCGTTATAGTAATCTATAATATCTATAAGATATATTTAAAACTTAATTTAATTTGTACACGTTTTTTAGTTATTATTATTATATATATTATAGAATACGTAGGATGATAGAAAGACTGATGATAATATCACTGACAAAAGAAAGGTGTTCCGCCGCGCGCGGATTACGCACGTTTTTTAATTGTGTATAATAGATATATTAGTATAACTAAGCGATATATGTTTGTTTATACGTAAACTGTATAACTTAATACCCAACTTTTTATGCATATTACCCTTCTCGTGCATAAGGGTATCAACCCAATAAAGGGGGCGAAATTTGTGGGGTGGGTTATCGCCGCTATACCCCCTAGTCTTAGAATTAGTTAATGTATACTATAAAATAATATGTATATTGATTATTAAGTTATATAAATTAGTATACCTTAATAATCTTAATATAATATATATAATAAATTGATTAAGTATCAATGTATATTATCAAAGAATATTCTGTGCTATCTATATAATTGTATTGTAAAGTTATGTAAATATATAAGGTAACAACTATTGACTTTTAATTTTATTTGCTGTATAATAAAAGTATAGATAAAATTAAGCATTAACTAACCAAGCACATTGACATATTATAATATATATAATAATAAATCAAGTTTAGTTATTACATTATATATTAACTTAATGAGTGCGCCAAATGTCCACTATAAACAAAACATCATCAACATTATTAAGTAATATAAATAAAATATAAAAACAAACACTTGACAAATTATATAATATGTGTTATAATAGAGATGTAGAAAAGGTTAATTGATAATTAACTAATCTAAAAAAACGTGCAAAACGTTTACAAGACAATTAAATAACATAAGCGGTCATAATGAGAATGTAGTTAATCCATCGCTATATCAAATAAGGAAATCTACACATGAGCTAATTCTTACTTTAAAGACGTGCTGAATTGCAACTAATAGACATAAGATGATGGAGGGTCTGAGTATATTTTTTAATTTTATTTACAGAATTACATTTGATGATAATTCTATAATTAAAATATAAATGAAAGGATAATTAATAATGAAACAATTAATTAAGTATATAATTAATCTAATAGTAGATACATTTATCACATTATGTAAAGGATACTTTTGTTTATTCCTGTTAGGTTCTATTATTAACGCATTAAATGATACTTATGTATTAAGATTAACAATTTGCACATTATTTATTTTAATAATATCTAATAAGATAAAAGATGAAGTTGCACAGTGGTATTATTAATTAACATCTAACAAAAACGTGTACAAAATATATAGAAGGATATAAAACAAATGCTAGAATTTTTTAAGATAATGACGATGTTATTTATCGTTATTTACTTTGTGAATAAATTTATGTACAATTTATAGATAAAATGAAAGGATAATTATTATGGTTACAGTTACAATTGATAAAGACACATTCTTTCGTATTGCAGATTTCTTAACTTATGAGACTGATGTTAAACTATTAAACATATTAAGCAAGGAGGGATTATTAAAATGAATATAGTTAAAAATAATTTTACATTCAAACATATGGATAAGCTTAATCCTAATAAAGTTTTGCTTGTAGTTTTTCACCATCGAGGCGGAAATGGCGATGTTCAATCAATACATCAACAACATTTAAAGCAGGGATGGGCTGGCATAGGCTATCATTATTATATTAGAAAAGATGGGAAAGTATATCAAGGCAGACCTATTCAATATGTTGGTAGTCATTGTAAGGGTAATAATAGTTGTTCAATAGGAGTATGTCTAGAGGGAAATTTCAGCAAAGAATTTCCAACAGATGAACAATTGATTAGTTGTGTAGAGATATACAAATGGATAAAAAAAATGTATCCAAGAATTTACAAGGCGGTTAATCATAGGGACTTATCCCCAACGGCTTGCCCTTGTTATCCATTAGCAGAATATGTAAACCAACGAAAGAGTTAAGAATATGGCAGAAATTACCAGACGAAAGACAATAGTGGATAATGAAGTTACAAAAGAAATATTTGATAAAATTGTAGGTAAGATGTTTGATAAATTTACCAGAGAGGAAATAGAATTAACTCAACAGAACATAATCAAAACATTATTACCATTGAAATTATCCAATAAAATGATAGCTAGAGTAATAAAAGAGTTAATTCCTAATAGTAACCCATCAGCAGGCAGTGTTGCAATTCAAATAAGAAATATAAGTAAAAAAAAGAATACAACACAGCAGTTATTAGATTTAATTGAAAAGGAATTATAAATGGAAACAAGGAAAGATATAGATAGAGAATATGGAGGTGCATACTTTAAAGAAGGAGTGAGTAGCTTTGGTTATAGATGACTTAACGCATAAAGACTTCGACCCCAATTTTATTGTTGTTTCTAACAACTATGGTGTAAAGATTTTAATATAATAAGAAAGAGGTAATAAGTTATGAATAATAAAACAATTATAGACAAGAATTCTTTACAAATAAAGAAGAACACAAAAAGAAAACAAGTGTTTACTTTTAGAGTACTTAACCCTGTAACCCTTATGCTTGACACTATTACAGTTGAAACAAACTTCTTAGATGACTTTGACAACTTTGGTATCACTGTAACACACGATAGTTGGCTACCTGAAAACGAGGGTGAAATAATGTATGGTGTATTCGATAGCGACGGCGGTACTTATAACGATTTCGAGGTTTACGTAAATCTTGAAGAAGACAATAACGAAGAATACGTAAAAGTAGTTGAAGACTTTGTATTGGTTGTATTATATGGTGATAATGGACTTATCAGCAAGTACACTTATGAAATAGACGAAAACGGAAAGTTGGTGGAATAAAGATTATGACTAAAAAGAAAAGGAACAAGATTTGTTCTCAACCGAAATTATTAAGCCTTGATACATTAAAAGCTTTAATACGTAAAAGTGATACAGGATTGTTATTTTGTTTTGGTAATTCTTTTATATCTAGAGTTATTCAGGCAAAGACAAAAGAATACGATGACGAGCTTGTTCCGTCTCATGTTGCTATGATTGTTAACGGACAGTTTTTATATGAAAGTACATCAGCACCAGAGAGATTAGGTAATAAAAGAATACCTTCAGGAGTTAGAAGGTATCTGATAAAAGATTTCTATAAATTAGAAAAAGGAAAAGAAGCTGAATATTATTTCTATCCTTGTAATTTACTTAATTTACAATTAGAAAAATATTTATTCTATCCTTACGGAAAAGATACTATAATAGATTTTCTTTTGAAAGATGGCAGCGATGGTGATAGTAAAGGTTTAATCTGTAGCCAATATGCTAATATATGCAGCGATATATTAAAAGACGAACCTTGTCCTACGCCTGCTGATTTATTTAGAGCTATAAGGTAATTAAACATTATAAACTTTTATTACGAATGTATTGAGATTTAGATTAGAATAGTTTATACTATAAATAAAAATGAGGTATTTATTAAAATGATTTATTATCAAATAAGATTAGAAGAAAATAATAAGATTACAATTTTAGATGTGATAGATAGTGATATTAAACCAAAGGATGGTGCAGGAACTATGTTTGTCAATTTAGATGAGATGAACAAGTTTGACCAAAAATTAGTAGAGTCAGAATATTTATCAGGAATAGAAAAACTTTTATAAGTCTAACTTCCTTCGACACTACTCTTTTAGAACGGACTTATCTAGTATTTTATATGGAATATTGCTTAGAAGATTTATTTAGATTTTAAACAACCCCTCATCTTAGCTTGGCGGTGGGCTATCTGAAATCCTTTCTTTATAACCTACGTACACATCCATTCTACACCGCCATTATTTTTTTATATAAGATAAATAAAGGAGATATAATAACAATAATGAAAGAAATAACTTTAACTAAGATTCGTAACTATGATTTAGATAACGAAACGGATGAGTATATTTATATGGAGGGCGATAAAGAAATTACAGAAAAAGAGTATGCTACAATTTACTATTGTAAACATTTAGTCTATGAAAAGATAGAGACGTTTTATTTTGATAATGGATTTTCAACAAAAACAAAAGCAATATTATTAACAGAGGAGGTATAAATAGATTATGGCAAATAGTAATGGTAACATAAAAGTAACCTGCGCAAAGTGTGGAAAAGAATTTGAATTAGATGAAAAGTGGCAAGGATTTACAGAGAAATATCCTGAACGTGTGACCTGTTTTGAATGTAAATCTGGGGCAAAGAAAAATGTAGCAACAGCATATAAAAATACACCGAAAAAGACTTCTCTGAATCCGTACAAAAAAACTATATCATCAGCTGGTGTAGATCAAAAAGTAAACGCTGAAATGTTTAGAGAAGCATACGAAGAAATCAAAGAACAATTTGAAGATGTTCTACCTGAAGTTAAAGACTTTATTGGTGGTTGGGTGTCAACAATTGTCATTAATAGAATGAGAGAAAGATACTAATAACTTATGAATTATAAGAAAATTGCTAAAACTATTTTAAAGAATTATACAAAGGTAAAGAATGGAACAGCGACGACAACAACAAACGGAAAGCAATACAGATATTCTAAATCAGATAAAAGAAGAGTTAAATAGGGTTCAAATATTAATCAGAACCAACAATTTACTACTAGCTAGATTTATCTTGCAGTTATCTGAAACTCGGAAAGAATTAGGGCTACCTAAACGAAATATATTCTTTAAATTTGAACTACTGGAAGATGATTATAATGAACTAGCTAAAGAATTTGGAAAAGAAGAAACAGATAAAGCTTTGTATAGATTAGACCGAATGCTTATCAAAAACAAACAACAATGTCCTAACAATATAAGAAAGTATATCGCAAGTAAATTAAGAAAAAGTTTATCAAATAAGGAAGAAAGAAAGAAAAAGAGTAATAGCAGTGAATAAAGTTACAAATGAAAATAAGTGCAATACAAATCTCAAATATCTAACGCGAAGTTATTATTACGGAAAGCTTTTAGATTATGAGTTTGTATCGGAAGCTATGATATTAAAGTTTGCTTGCTATACTTTATCAGAGTATTTTGGGGGCACAACTATTATTAGAATATATGTACCTACAGCTTTAGAACAGAGATTACAGGACATATTAAGGATTAATTCTAATTACTTCATAGTTGCTGCTCCTTATAGAATCAATTATAATAAACAGTACAGACATAGAGTTGATATGTTGATAAACATATTTGAGGAGATAGTTTAAATGTCCATAACAATATTAGGTTTTTTATTTGTTGTTGCGTTTGCAATGAATATCTTATTAGTAAAAGGAGATGATTTTTAGATGGCTAGAAAACTTGACAGAGGTTTAGATATATATGATTTACTAATAGATATCGTTATGAATTTAACTCCACTTCAAGCTAAGAATTTATACACAGAGTTGTCTGCTAGATATAGTAGGCGGTCAAGAACTAAATTATATAATGAGAATGGAGAGGTTGATAATAAGGGTAAAGTAAGATTAACAGAGTATCAATATAAAGTTTTAAGAACAGATTATGGTGATACATTTATCAAAAGAGCTTTTGGAGAGCTGACGCAGTATATAAAATTCTTAGAGGATAATCAAGAAACTAATGCTAAATACAAAAGTAAACTCAGAGACTATAATTCTAAAACTCATATGAATTTCTTTAAAGATGGTGGTTGGGTTTACGAAAAATGTAAACAGTATATATGTACTGACCGTATTAAAATAGCTATTAATCCATACGAAATAGAAGATTTTAATACAGCAGTAGAATATATTAGAAGTATTCCAAAAGATATTAGAGATAATGCTTTCGATGTTAAGATGTTAATGATGAAATTTCCTGAACTAAAGGAGGTTGAATACAATGAGTAGTTATTCAGAAATATGGGAAAGAATAGATAAATGTTTAACGAAGTTTGACGAGATTTTAGCAGACATAGGTGAAGAAATGCTGCCTGCAAAGAATGAATATGATGAAGATGTTTTTGAAACAAAACTAGTAATTCAACAGGATGATTTTGAAAGACTTCAAAGAGTTTACGACGAGTTAGAATATTTGAATATTGAAATAATGAATAATATAATTAGAATGAACGATGGAAAGTAATAATAACAACAATACATATATAAATAAAAGGGTCTACAAACCAGTACCAATTCTTGACGGTATTCAAGAAATCAAAAACGATTTTGAAGAAAGAATAGCTCAAGGAGATACTACCTATGGAATTGAAATCCTAGACGACTGTGTAGAAACTATTAGGAATGGTTCTGTTACCTTTATTATTGCAGCCCCCAACGTGGGCAAAAGTCTCTGGGGATTAACGATAGCTACTAACTTAGCTAAACAAAAAAAGAAAGTTTTAATCTGTTCTTGCGAAATGGGTGCAGGTCTTCTTATGGAACGACAGTTAAAAACATTAACTGGTATAGGAATGAAACAATTAAGAGATATGTATTCTTTTCATAGAGACGAAGCTAATTATATAATGGATAGCATAATAGAGAATGACCAATTTGACTACTTAAAGAATATAAACATATGCGAAACAGGTGGAGCAACAGTTGAAGATATGATTCAGATGTTTGATTGTTTCCCTGAATTTGAATATATTGTAGTTGATTATATTCAAAGAGTAAGAGGTATTGGTACAGAATATGAGGTAATAACAAATGCAGCTAGAGAATTACAAACTTATGCCAGACGAACAGGGAAGAAGTTTATTATCTGTTCACAAGCATCTAGGCAAAGTAATGACGGTGCGAAATATGGTAGTAATAATAAAAAAGATAATTTTGATGGTGGTAAAATTAGAGGGAAAGGTTCAGGCTCTATCGAAGAAGATGCCGATGTAGGTGTAACTCTAATGGAATTAAACGTTGCAGGTGAGAAGAATATTATTGCAACACTGTTCAAAAATAGATATGGTGATAAGAAAAATATATCGTATAGATATAAATTAGATAATAGATTATGTTTAATCTTGGAGAGTAAGAATTATGTTTAACAAGATGCCAAAAGTTATAATGCTTGCGATATTCTTAATCAAGTCTCTTGATTTGAGAGAAGGATTAAGTTTAGTTCAGGAGCTGGTTTATCTTTGGCGTGAGTTCAATATTAAGGTTCGTATCATTCCTAAGATTGAATACTTTACGATTTGTTTTTCTTATAAAGATAAACAGTTAAAGCAAATAAAAACTGATAGACTTAAAGATATTATTAAAATATCAGAAGAAATAAAAAGAATACAATGCGAAGGAGTTTAATTATATGGATATTAACAAGAAAGGAAAATACATAAGTTTGTATATTAAAGATGAAGTTATAAGAAAGATAAGTGATGTTTATTTTACTAATTTGATAGATTTTTTACGTCAAGTTAAACGTTATTCGTGCCCAGAAATGAATATTAATATTGTTCCTTACGTAGATATAGCTAGTTTTGTTTTTCATTTTGAAGATTATATTGAAGGATATAAAAAACCTTTAGTAGCATTCTTTAATAAGACTGAAGTTCCTAAAAATGAGTTAGAAGCTTATCATAATTTGTTTAAAGTATATATGTCGTCAGATAAAGAAATGACAATACAGAAAGCTCTGGATATTTTAGACCCACCTGATAATAGGGACAAAAGAGAAAAAAAAGAAGAGTATGATTTAACTGACGACGGCACAGGAAAGAAATATGATAACGGTAAGCCTATGGTCGGTACACTAACAGATGTATTTAGTCGAGCGTTGATGGCAGTTGGTGCGTGTATTGAATATGGTACACATAAATACCCTAACCCAAAGAATTGGCAACTTGTAGATGATGGCATTAAAAGATATCGAGATGCAATGATAAGGCATCTATTAAAATATAATGCTGGTATTGATAAGGATGAAGAAACTAAATTACCTCACTTAGCACATATGGCATGGAATGCATTAGCTATCCTAGAGTTATATATGCAGGAACACAAAGACGAGTTAGACAAGGATATTTTTAAATAAGTAAATGAATAAGCAAGATATAGATACACAATTTCACAAATACAAAGGTTACATAATAACAATTTGTAAACAGATTGCACAAGCCACATTTTCAGACAGTGAAGACTTATACCAAGAAAGTTATATCAAGTTAAGAAAAATACTTAACAACTGGAGAACTGATAGAAACAAAAGTGTTAAAAGTTATATTAGCAATTATCTAAAACCTGAATTAACATTGGTAGCATCTAATAGAAATTCTCTGATAAAATTATCAATAAGAGAAAAACGAGATAAAAAAGAACAGATAAGCATAAGTTCAATATCAACAAAGGACAATGAAGAAATAGACTATTTATCAAAATCTACCGACGATGTTCAAGAACGGTACGACACTGAACTTTATTACAAGTATTTACTGCAACTATTTAGGAAAGCAGGATTAAGTAAAAAAGAAAAAACTATATTATTGTTTTTAACAGATGATACTTATTCTTCTGTTCCAAAACCTAAAAGAGTTAAGAGACTTGCAGAGTACTATAATATTTATCCACAACAAGTTTATAGGTATAAGAGGACAGCTTTGAATAAAGTTAAAGATTATTTATTGAGACACAGAGAAGTCGAGAGGTATTTTAATCGTGGATATTAAAGAAACATACAAATGGTGTACAAAAAACAAAAACCTAATAAGGAAAATTATTTACAAGTATGATAAAAATTTAGAGAACTTGGACGATAATTATAATGAAATAATCTTAAAACTATTTAAAGTTTGTCATAATTTTAATCCCAATAAAGGTGCAAGCTTTACTACGTATGCTTACTACATATTAGATAGAGAAATGTTGTATTACAATAGAAAGAAAAGATGCGAGTTAAGTTATCCAAAATATATTCTAACTAACAACGAAGCGTATAAGAAGCATAATCCAGACAAGGATAAGTTTCAACCGCTATATAAATTTGAGCTAGATAAAGACTTTTCTTTCAAAGATGAAACTAATAGCGAGTTGCAAGAGTTAATAGACAAAACGCTAGATAGAATAAAATTAAAGTATCTAGTAACACAAAGTATTGAGCTTCTTCCACCAAAACAGAAAAGGATTATGCAATATAAATACAATTCAAATTTTACACAGGTTCATTCGGCTACGGAAGCTGCAAGAGAATTCGGTACTAGTGTAGCTGCTGTATCTAAAAATGAGAAAGATGCTATTAGAAATATCAAAAAAATGATAGGAGTGATAATTAACAATGACTAAAGAAATTGATAAAAGCTTAACAGTAGGAACATTGAAACTTAGTGTAATGATATCTTCAGATGAAGCAAATGAGATAATTGGAAATTCTAAAGGTGTAATAGCTAAGAAATTAAAAAGGTATATGTGGAAAGTCTTATACGAAGGTGCTAAAAAAATGTTACAAGAAATTAACAAACCTCTTGAAAAATAGTTTACAATATGTCATAATATAATTAAGGAGATTTTTATATAATGAAAGTAAGAACAAAAACAATGATAGCATTTATGTTACCAGACGATAATGATTTTCATATGGATGAAGAAGGGAACATTCTAGTCTTTGATAGGTTGGATGAGCTTTTTATATTCTTGACGGAAAATAATTTGCCAGTTGATAAGGTAAGTTGTTTTGAAGTAACTGCAATAGAAGAGGAGAAAAAGGGTAAATAAATTATGTATGACGTAGCTTTATTGGATTTTGATGGATATATTTGCAAGGCTTATTATGCAACCATAAGTAGAGGTTTAACAGACTTTGATGAGATGTTAGCTTTACTTGAAGAATTAGTCAAGTCTGCAAAATCAAAAGTAGATAAGTATGCAGATATTAACTATTATATATCTGGTCATACTTACAAGAAAGATATTTATCCATCTTATAAAGCTAACAGAAAGAAAGACCTTTTACTTGGAGAATTTAGAGAATTTATTAAGCTTTACTATGAAGATAAAATTATTAAAGACAACGTTGAAGCTGACGATTTAATAATAATGGATTACGAGCACTATAGTAAAACTCATAATCCAGTAGTATTTTCTGATGATAAAGACCTCAGGTATTATTGTAAGACGTATTGTAAAATAAATCTATCGGAAGAAATTATCGAGCAAGATGAAAAAGAAATGGAGCAACATAGAATTATTCAATTCTTAACTGGAGATAAAGAAGATAATGTTCAAGGTGTTTATGGCATCGGAGAAAAGAAAGCTATTATTGAATTAAATAAACTCGGAGGAATCACAATTGAGAACGTAATAAGAGTTTATAGAAATAAAGGGGTAGATATTGATGAATGCTTAAAGAATTTAATTCTTATCTCTCCGTTATATAGTAAATTTATCGAAGGTTATTATTATGATGACGAGAGTACATTGGATAATATTATAGGTCTTTTAAAATACTGGAATAAAAAAGTGAAGGATATATATTATGAAATGGGTTAAAAATTTCTCAAGTGTTTTAATTTCATTTATGGCAGTTTATTTTATATTCTGCACAATGAGTGAATTACTAGCTCAACTAATATTCTTCTGGGGGTTAAGTATTATAAGTGTTTATATTTTTAGATTAAGTCATTTTATAATAGACAAATTAAAGAATATAAAGTTTTGCGATTGTGGTTTCTGAAATAGAGATGGGATTTACAACTGGTATATTAAGTTAGTTGACTTCAATAAAGAGTCTTATACAAGAGATAACATAGAAAGAAATAATAAATGAGTTTATTTGTAATATTTTTAATTGGATTTTGTATAGGTGGCTTAGTAGGCTGTGATAGTCCTAGGCTTAATACAAATACTCCTCCTCCTATACAACCTAAAAGACCAAGAAAATATAAGTAAATTCGAGAGGTGAATAATGGCAGATAAAGAAATAATAATTAACGGTTTTGAGGTAAGTGAGTGTGAACATTATCGTTACAAAAAATGCGAAATCAATTATGAAGAATTAGAAGGAGGAATAAATGAAGAAAGCTAAAGATAGTAAAGAATACGATAAAATGTTATTTGAGTATATTGAAAAAGAATTAGGCATCTCTAAAAAAGAAACAGCTAAGCGTAATAAAAAAGAAAGTAAGGTGTTAAATGAAAAGAGATAACACGCTAAAGGAAGAAACATTAAGGCTTAATAACGGTAAGATAATAGTAGTGTCTGATATTCATTTCCCTTATGAAGATAAATCTGCTGTGACAGCTTTTATAAGAGAGGTGGGATTTAAGAGACCAGAAGCAATTGTTCTTAATGGAGACCTACTTGACTTCTATAAGCTTTCTAAATTCTCTAAAGACCCAGCAGGGAAAAATCCAGAAGAAGAGATAGAGATGTGCAAAACTTTCTTAAAGAAACTTAGAAAAGAAGCAGGCAAGGAGTGTAAGATATATTATACTATTGGCAACCATGAAGCCAGACTTAGAAAGTATATATTAGATAATGCACCAATGGTAGCAGGACTAATGGAGAATGTATTCAGTTTATTAAAGCTTGAAGAGTCAGATGTTATTGGTTGTGCTAGTTTATTAGTAAACGATATCTTTATGTTTAAACACGGAACTAGATTAGGAAATAAATCAGGCTTATCCGCCATTAAAGAATTAGAAGCTCATTACTTATCTGGAGCTACAGGTCACGTACATAAATTAGCTAGATACAGTGTATGTAAATCTAAAAGAAGATTTTTATGGTTAGAGACTGGATGTCTCTGTGACTTAAACCCTGAATATATGATAGACCCTGACTGGGAACAAGGTTTAGGTATTATAACCTTTGAAAAAGGTAAACTTAAAAATGCACAAGTATATCCAATCGTAAATGGAGTAGTGATATATGATTAGTTTAAAAGAATGCAACGAGCAAATAAAAGCATTACAATCATATCTTCAAAATAATAAAGGTATGACAGACGCTGAACGGATTGCAGTATATGATACTCTAACTTTTTATTTGGATAGTAGAGCACTTTTGGTCATGAGAATTGATAATACTGGATATGACAACAATTAGAGAAAAATAAGTAATGAGAACTTATATTACAAAAACATGGAAATTCTATACGGCTGGTGTAAAGGGAAAAACTAAGTTAAATAAATGGTTAGAAGATAATAAATAAGGAGTAATGATGATTTGGCTAATTAAAGAAGTTCTTCCTTTTGGATTTACTAGAACAGTACAACAATGTAACAATGAATCTGAGGTCGTAATATTCCTGCATAATTATGTCAATAAATGCAGAAATATTGGAGAGTTAATAGTTGAGAAGAAGGTGCTATAATGAGTAATGAAAGAAACATCGAAATAACAACAGAGATGCTAGAAGCTGTTGCATTAGCTCAATTATATCGTGAAGATGCTACATTAGCTTTGAGAAAAATAATCACAGCTAAATTAACATCTAAGGAAATAGCTCAACTATATAAAGATATTCTTAAACATCCAAAGTTTCAGGAAGTCAAGAGTGATGCGATTAAATTAGAAGAAGCTACGTTAGTTGATGATAATAGCGACACTATTATGCTGTTCTATAACAAACTATTAAAAGAAGCTCAACAAGAAAAGAAATATGAAGTGGCTGCTAGAATTTTGGGAGAGATTAGAAAACTTAAAGCTATTGACGATGCAGAACAGAAGTTTGAAATTATTATAACAGTTAAAGAACCAACTAAAAAAGAAGAAGCCGGACAGTGAAGTCGAAGACGAAGATAAGGAGAAGAGTTTACTCTTCGACACTAACATTTAAAAAAACACTTTCCTTGATTTTTAACTAGGGAGCTTAATCAAGTTTTGTAAAAGAAAAGGAAACACCCCCACCTATGCGATTATATCCATTTAAAATATTTTCACTATCTAAAAATAAGAGATTGTTTAACAAGCATGAACCTCACCGAACTATTGGTTTGTACGATGTAGAAAAGATGAATTATTCTGAAGCAGTGAGACAATCCAAGTTTGTTAAAGATTGCAAAGTCTCTATACTTTTAGGTAGTATTATACCTAAGGTTAATTTAATAGTTCTGGACTTAGATGATTGTTTTGATAGTGAAGGTTTTTTAGAATCTGACACTGAAAAGTTTTTAAAAGAATTTAATGCAGATGAATGGGAGGTTTCTTCTAGTGGTACTGGAATACATATTTATATTTTAACCAAACTTGACCTAGAAACGTTCATTGTTAAGGATTTAGAAGGTTGTAAATCTTTTGAATGTTATACCAATAAACGACATATAGTAACTACAACTTTTGACTTTAAGAATACTAATCTAATTATAGGCGCTCACGACGAGTTTATCAGCAATCTTTATAATAAAGTTAAAGAGTTAAGAAAGAATAATAATAAATATAAACAAGAGACAATGGTTAAAACAATATTTGAAGGAGTTAAAATAGAAAATGAAGAGTCTGCTTTTATAGCAGGATTGAAGAAACAATCTCCAGTTACTGATATGTGGACTTTACGTAAATGTGGTTATAAAGACAGCAATCTTATCGAGATTATAGATACAGAACCTACTAGCGTAGACCAGTCAGCTCACGATGCTAAGCTAATTAGAAAGTTAATGTATTACACTTACGATTTCGATTTAGCTTGGGAGTTAGCAAAAAAAAC